CTAGTGAGATTGCAGCGCGGCTTTCACAGCCGTAAGCGAATAACGGCCTTTAATATCTTTGAATCTATGCTCTTTGGCTAACTTCTTAAATGAATGGTAGGATAAACCTGGTATACGTTCACATAATTGCGTAATGTTAAGCAGCTCATCGCCTTGGGCTGCTAAGACTTTGGATACCGCATTTTCACAAGCTTTCTCCATCAACTGCGCTAATTCATTCGCAGGCATAGAAACAAATTTAACTTCTGTCATTCCACACCATCCAATGCATCAAGAATAAGAATTAATTGCTTTTCAATCTCAGCGCCTTTCTTGAGGCCTAAGCCATCCATAAGATCCAAAACAATATCCCTTGCCCCAATAATACGACAGAACAAATCAAACTCCTGTGCTTCGAGTTTTTGGGCGCTATTTACAACCTTTCTCAGTTTCAAAGCGAGCTTATCGCGTGATTTTGGCTCGAACTCTGAATTTTCTTTATCCAGTCCACGAGATAATGAACCTAGTTGACACATAAGTTTAGATGGCTGTTTCATAGTTACGCTCCAAAAACTGAGGTTAAATCAATGTTAAAAATTGCAAGCCAAGCATCTCGGTGATATGAATTTACTTCGGAGAAGCGTTGACCCTGTACAGTCGCTTTTTTAATTTCTAAATGGTGCTCACGACTATATTTAGAGAGTAGGCGACCTTCTTTATTTCCAAAGTTAGTTTTGAGTTTTGTGTTGATTGAGGCCACCGCAGCGAAAGAAATGGATTCACCTAATTTCTGCTTAAGGTCTTCATTTTCACGCTTGAATTTAGATGCGGTTGCCATAGCTGTAGCCTCTCGGCGACTACCAATTTCCGCTTTGGTTGTAATAGCATGGTCACGTTCAGCCTGAGCTTGTTGTAATTCTTGAGTCTTGCGAAGAATCACATTATTAGCTACCTGTAATGCCTTAGCCATTATGATTTCGGGATCATCGTTTTCCTGACCTGAAATATAGCCACCATTTTTACGAATGCTTGGCAATACGTCAGAAGTAACCCATTTCTTAAATTGCTTAGCTTCAGGTTTACGGCTTTTCAGTGTTGCGGAATAAAGACCCGATTCATTGATGATAGTTACTTGGCGATCTTGCAATACACCATTATCAGACCTAATACTCACATTGTGAGTATCAGATTCATCGGCATCCAAATTACGAATCATGTTTGAAGCATCGCGATACTCCAATACTTTTGCAACATCACTAGCAACAAACCAAATCTCACCATCATCTTTTAAAACGGTTCGAATTTCATTTTGATTGAAGTTAAAGACAGATACATTGTTCATCACTTAATCTCCTCAACCTTTTCAGCAATTTCCTCCAAGATTCTCCACCCATCCAATCTGTGAAGCGGTTCCTGTACCCCACTGGCATCACATTGCTGCTGAACTATTTTTTCAATTGCCACTACAACTTTTCTAGTTCTTGGTACCAATATGCAGCCTTCAAGCTTCTTGTTTGCCCGTTCTGTAGCTGCTTGCCAAGCTATGAAACTACGTTCACGTTCTCTACTATTTGCTGGACTGCTATAGATACGGTTATATAAGTGTCTTGCTTCAACATCATCCAGCTCATTTCCGCAGTTGTCGTTCCAGTCTTTAAAGTGCCAATCGTCAAAAGCTGCACGGTCATTTACAATACTTTTATTTGACATGTCTTTAGCCCTCGTTGGTAATGCCAAGCTCTTTTTCAAGCTCTTTCTTTTTAATACCCAAGTACTCCAATGAAATAATGGCGTTATTTGTGACCATTACCTTAGGAAAAGCTTTTTTAAATTGCTGAAGCTTCTCTTGTGCTTCATCACCATCATTTGTATGAAAACATTCACTAACCATTAGATAATCATCACCCAGTATTAAATGTGGTTCATTAACCTCTAGATCTAAACCAACAACTGAGTAAACTGGATAATCCCCAATTGGTTTATTAGATTGTGCAGATTGCCAAAAATCCCAAAGTTGACGAATTTGTTCCTTAGACCAATAAACAAATCCACTATCATGAATGAAGTAATCAAATAGATCCGAATTTTGATAAGTTGCTGCCAGGTCACCTACAAACCATAGCTTTAGACAATGCAATTTAAACTGCTCAATTTGGTGGCCAATAAGCACTTTATTCATTTTTTTCATGATCACGCCTTTAAATGATCTTCAAATTCTTTATAAAGTTGGGTAGCTGCTTTATTCATTTTCCCGTCATACATGATGTGTACGTTTCTAGGAAAAAGTTTGCTTACCGTGGCGCAATAAAACTCCATACGCCCACATGGTCTAACAATTCCGCGATACCCAATCTTTGTAAGCCACAATAAAAACGCCTTAAAAAGAACCTCCCTAGAGAGGTCGGCGTAATTAACGCCGTCCGTCATTCTTAAAACCTTCCGTAAGTGTTTTAGAGATGGCCGCATTCGCTGGAGCTAAATGATTTGTGTTGATTACTTGCGTCTCTGGGACAACCTCTAGGTGTGTAATATTATTTTTCAACTCATCAAGTTGGTATTGACCACCAGTTAATTGAGCAAGTTCGCCGTTGTGATAATCTTGAGATAAATCTGCTTGAGTTTTGGCAACATCAATCAAGCGAAAGGTTTTATCAAAGGCAAACTTACTTAAGTTATGGTCCTTAAGTTTGTCAACAAGACTTAGCTCAATTGCGGACAGTAGGGCATTGATATCACCCATATCATTCTTAGCTTCACTACGAGCTGCAATAAGGTCATCCACAGTCACGCTTTTGTTTTCTGGAAAAAGTTGTGAACTAGTACGCATGATTATTCCCCTTTATTTTTAAGTGAAGCTAAGCGCTCTTTGTGAGCATCGATTAGAGCTTGATAGCAATCACTAGTACGGCCATCTAAAGCCATTAAATCTTCAGTGGACACAACGCCTGAGCGAATCTCAACTTTGCGACCAGGATATGTTTTGGAAAAATACTGTTTTGCACTAATGGCATCTAACAAATCAATAAACCACTCTGATGACATAGAGATGCCTTGGTCAGACTCATCTAATGCTGTAGCCATGTAATAGTGACAAGCACTTTCAGTGTTTTGAGTTTCTTGCCAAAGCAATGTTTCATTATAATTTGGTACAAGTTTTACCAACTCTTCATGAGACATTTTCTGAACTTGAAGATTTATTAGTCGGTACTCATGAAAATTGAGCCAAACTCGCTCCCACATTGGCGCCTCTTCGTCTTCAAAATTTAAAGCAGAGGTGGCAAAAGCGCCTGCAGTAATGTAGTAATCCACTTCTGGATTTGAGCTTTTTAAGCTTTCTAGCTTTCTTTCTGCTTGATCAAGATGAAAGAACGGACGGTTAATAATTCCAAATGGGTAAATTTCTTTACCAGTAATTTGAATTGAAAGGTAATGGCATGAGCTTTCATCTGCCATCCATGCATCAAGCTGAGAAAGTAGTTTTTCAGCAGGCTTGTTTTTATTAGTAGAACGGAGATGCGAATTAGCGCCGACTTGTTGACTAATATCTGTGATTTGGTTCATAATGTGACCACCAAAAAGTTACTTGTCCCGATCCTCGACCAAAATTTTCAGGACAAAAATTTATCTTAAAATACCAGAGCATTGACTCTGGGTTTCGTGTTTATAAAATGAATCAATCATTTTGTGTAATTTAAGATAAATCATTTTGTTTAAACTAGTCAAGATAATTTTAAATCATTTTGATTAATTATTTTTAGTTAATAAAAAAGCCCACTTTTTTGAATAGCGGGCTTTTTTATTTTATTTTTCTTAATCTAAATATATATTCTGCATGGATTGAACTGGATACTCATGCACATGCTTACTTGGCGGGATGATATCAGATACCGCAACAATTGCAGACACATCCTCCATATCAATAGTCATCCTTGCCTCGCCATTTACAGCTAAAAGATGAAGTACATTATTAACGATTCCAATAAATTCTTTAATGGTTCGTCTACCATCTTTCAGTTGAACCTCTACAAATTCTGTAGGTGTTGGCTCTGCATCTGGATCACAAACCACATACCAACCATTACGAATAGCAGGATACATTGAATCACCTGTACCTCTTACAGCGTAAGCATTTGGCCCTGCCGTAAGAGAGGGTACATAGCCGTCTCCGCCATTACCTAAATATCCCATTTCAGTGTAATAACCATCCATTCCCATCTTCGAGTATGACTTCACAGGAACCCAACCACCTCGTTTAGTATCTGTGGTGATTTTTTTATTTCTAACACTATCAATGGATGGTGAACCCTTTCCAGTAAGAATCCAGCCGACATCAATATTAAATTTATTGGATACTTTGAAAGCACCAGTTTTTGAAATACCTCGGCGCTCCCAATTGTAAACAATTTGAGGAGTCTCATCTAAGGCGTAAGCCAAATCGGCCCCAGTGATTTTTGTGACTTGGTAGACGCGTTCCATTGTTGGGTGAATTTGCTTCTTTTCCATGACTCTCTCGGCAAGGCTTAGAATTAATTGCTGCAAATAATAACACATTTTGTGTAAATCAAAATGATTGAATGATTTTTTTGTTTGTGTATACTGAATCAATCAAAATGATTTATTTCGAGGTGCTAATGAGTAGTGTCCAAAAAGATGCTGAGCTTATCGACAAGCACGGAGGTGCTACTGCACTGGCTCAAACCTTGGGCTACAACGTTCAGCGTGTTCAAAACTGGAAAATTAGAGGCATTCCCGCTAAGGAAAGACTTAAACACCCTGAATTACTCTTAGTCGATTTTATTCCAACACCAAAGAAATAAAAACCGCCATCTGCTGTAACAGATAGCGGTTTGAATATCGTATTTGGAGCAAACCAAAATGAATGAACAAATCTTAGCACAAAATTCAGACTGTGCAAGCCCATATGATGATGAGGATCAAGTCCTTACTCAATGGCAAGTAGATCATGACGCATATGCAGACTCAATAGCTGAGTACAAGGAATCTCGCAAAGAACTTGAAAAGGCTTTGGGTGTTCAAAAAGATTTCAACAAAACTTCCCATCCAATTGGGGAGGTTATAGCGGACCCGCAAAAACATGCTCACCTATATGCACTTTTGAATCGATTTGAGAGCGCTGTAATCAACCGTCTAAGAGCAAAGGATAAGTTGTAATGCACTACTACGAGCGAAATATTGGTGATTATTACCGCAAGGCTGGAAGATTAAACATTTTGCAGCATGGGGTTTATAACTTGCTCATGGATGCCTGTTACGACCGTGAATCGTTCCCAACGCTTGAAGAGGCTATTGAATGGGTATGGGCGGAAACTGAGGAAGAAATTGACGCTGTTAAATTTGTACTTAAGAAGTTTTTCAAATTAAATGAGGATGGGGTTTATATTCAAAACCACATTAAAGAAGAGCTTGAAAAGTATAGAGCCTTCCTTGCTAAACAAGCAGAGAATGGCAAAAAAGGTGGTCGCCCAAAGAAAAACCCAAAAAATGATTCTGGTAATAATGGGAATGATTTTGATAATTCTGGCTTTAAAAATGAAAGCCAAGAAAACCCAAATGAAAGCGAATTAAACCCAGAAAAACCCAAAGAAACCCAAACAAAGCCTAAACCATCTAACCATCTAACCAACGAACCATCTAACCAAGAAAATAATATATGTCCGCCTAACGGCGAACCTATGTCTGCTGAAAAGCCTAAAGAGAATTTCAAAAATGAGATTCAAGAGGTTTTCGAGTTTTGGAAAGTGACGTTTAACAAGAATAATCGAACCGTTCTTGATAACCCGCGCAAATCCAAAATTCAAGCAAGACTCAAAGAGGGTTACACGGTTGAAGATATCAAGACAGCTATTGTTGGGTGCTCTAAATCTCAATTCCATATTGAGGGCAATCATACTGATCTAACGCTAATTTGCCGCGATGCAACCAAGCTTGATCACTTTCTTGCCATGTCTAATCCAGCACAGGTTGCTATCCAACCACAAACTGAGGATGAGCAACCAGCACCCACTCAATACAAAGTAATTGAAGGGAGATGGTAATGGGGTTTAGTTCAAATATTCATGATGTGAATATGGAGCAATGTGTACTAGCTGCTCTAATGACCACAGCTTTGTCACTTGAGACAATTGGTCAAGAATTGGATGTTGAATGTTTTTATTCAGATCGTCACCAACAGATCTATAAGGCCATTGTAGAGCTATCAGAAAGCAACTGTCCGTATGACGTGGTAATGGTGAGTAACCACCTAAAAGGCAAAAACGTTTTGCATTTGATGGGTGGGGAAGAATACTTAATTCAACTTATGCAAGATGCACCGAGTAGTTTTTACAACGCTGAAAGTTATATCACTCAGTTAAATAAACTCAAAACACATCGAAGAATTGAGCAGATTGGTTTACGTATTGCTGCAATGGCGAAAGATACAACTTTGCCTGATGTATTTGTTGAGGCTGAAAATCTTCTTGGGCAAGTAGATAAGGCGGATGATGCTGATATGGGGGCAAGTTTTGGAAGTGCTCTCGATAGTGCCTTAGAGCAAATGATTGACAAGTTTGATAAGCAGAGCAGACACGAAACAACAGGTGTTAAGTTCAACCTTAAAACACTAGATGAGATGCTGGGAACCGTACAAAACGGTCATTTTTGTGTAGTTGGTGGTCGCCCCGGTTCTGGGAAGTCAACTTTAGCCCAAATGATGGCAATTGATACGGCAATGCTTAAAAAAGAGGGTGTTCTTTTCATATCAGCAGAAATGGACAAAGAAACACTTTCTAATCGTATGTTTAGCTCACTTAGCTCCATCCCATACAACAACCTACACAATGCAACACTTTACGATGGGCTGCTAAAAGAATATGCAAATTACAAACAAGTTTATAGCGATCTGCCTATCTGGATAGAGCCAAAGCAAAAACCAAGCATTAGTGAAGTAAGAGCATATGCAAGGAGAGCTAAGCGCCGTTTCTCTAAGATGGGTACAAAACTAGGATGCATTATTGTTGATTACCTGCAGCTTGTAAGAGATCCGAGCAAAAAAGACCGCTTTCAAGAAGTTGGCTCTATTAGTCGTGAACTTAAATCTATGGCTAAGGAGTTTGAATGCCCGGTAGTAGCGCTCGTTCAATTAAATCGTGAATCAGAAAAAGGTAAGAAACCGAAAGCTTCTGACATCAAGGAATCAGGGCAGATCGAACAAGATGCGGATCAAATTATTCTCGTTAATCCGCTCACTGATGACAAGACACTACAACCTCTTGGGGTCACTGAACTGATTATTGCCAAAAATCGACATGGCAAAAGAGGGAGTGTGCGCGTTCAAGAGTTTCTAGATGTTTGTAAATTTAAGGCAATTGAGGTGACTGCAGAATGAAAACGTTCCTAATCATTATGACCGTTGTTTGTATTGCAACTTTTATGGGTTTGGTTATGGCTGCATTAGCTGCAAAGCTGCACCAGTTTTCAGGAAGTCTAGCTAAATTTCGTTTTTCTTTGGCTTTCATGGATATCACTTTTTTCTTTTTATGTGTTTTGACCCTAATCGTATTGGGTGGAGGTAAATATCTGGCGTTTTCTCACGGAATTTTATTTTTGTTGGCGTTGTATCTAATTTTTTATCGGTTCGAAAAGTGGGAGCGTAAAGCGTGATAAAAGAAAATGTAAAGTTGCATATCATGCAAGGTGTAGACTGGTCTAAATATGATTTGCCTGAATGGTTGCGCCAATTTGGTTATTGGCAAGGGGCAGTGATTCGCTTTGGTGGATCTACTGAAAATCCATTAGTAGGAGCGATTAAAAAAGCAAAACTTAGACTTAAGAAAGGGGATAGGGAAAAGATCGTTGCTTATTATCTCTGTGATGAAAATTTTATCGAGAAGCCATCTAAAAAACCTAATGTCTGTCTAATTACAGACGATGAGGCTAGAGCTGTACAGCGCTTGGTTATTGATATTTTAGACGGTTGCACTTCTGAGGCTATGCTTGATTGGATGGATGCAATTATTGAGCGTTATTTCAATCAAAAATCATGGACTCAGTTAGTAACTCCAGAGCGAACAGCCATGGATGCAAAATACGATGTTCGTTGTGGCTTAGCAGCTTTGCACAATCGCTACCAGTTTATTAGATATAAAAATGGCTCAGTATGATCTAACTATTGATATTTATTGGTAATTCAGATAATTGTATGAAGATTAAACAACGGTGAGCAAGAATGATAGAAAATCCGCAACATTTTAATTTAATAACAAATTTTGAAGAAATCACATCTAGACCTAATTTTGTTGAAAAAGTGACGATTGCTAGGGGTGAGGATGTTCAAAACACTATCTCTGATTTAGTTGGTTTTTATGTGCTAAGGGATTTTGTTAGTTGTGGGATTTCTAGTTGTGGAAAGAAACATCAAAAAGGTTATATCGCAGCACTGCATGATGGAAATGAAATTATCATTGGCCATAAGTGCGGGAAAAAACACTTTGGTGTGAGTTTTGATGAAAAAGCTAAACAATTCAAGCATCTTAGAGACAATGCGAATCAATATCTGCAAATTAAGGCAATGTATGAAAAGCTGCCACAGTTAAAGGAAAGTCTAGAAAGAATTTTGAACCAGTCGGGCAAAATGACATTCTTGCAAATAAAGATGGCAGTAAAGAGCTTTAAAGAAGATGCATTTGATTACTGGATGCGAAGGAGAATTGGACAAGAGGTAACAAGCAACGGATCTATTTTTATTGATGACTTCAAAACAGAAGAAGAAATCAATGCTGAAATCCTAAGTGGTAGAAAGAACATCTCAGACATCAAGCGGGTTTTGGTCGCAAATATTGCTGAATATGATGTTATCGCCAATTGGCATAATGCTGAAAGGTTAAAGGACTACTTTGATCGTCTGTACAGGGAAATCAAGAACCCCAACCAAATGGACGGGGTGGCAATTAAGGCATTATCCAAAAAGCTTAGACAGCATGACCAAAATTTGAGGGAGTTGGAGGACTATATAAAAAGAGGTAATCGCTTATTTACCCCTGAAAACCTAGTTCAATTCTCCGTGTTATTTACAAAACCACATGATCAAAAAATTATTGAGAAATATGCAAATAATTTTGCTTGAGCACTTGACCCTGATCAGGGCTAGTGGTATTTTTATGTTAAAGTTGTGCGAAGTGTAAATAAGGTGCAACTAAATTAGTAAGTAACCCTTGCACCATACGCAAGAAGGCGAAACTAGATCAAAGCCTGTCATTAAGTTGATGGGCTTTTTGCGTTTCTGGTCCTACCTATTAGGGAACCTTAAGTTAATAGGCGCTCATCTTTTTGTGATGAGATTTGCAGTATTTGTATTGCAAACGGTGAGATGCTGAAACCTGCCGTGTAGATGGTTTGAATCCAGTATGATTTCGTCACATGCTGAGTTAGCCGTAGAGCCCTAAGTTGTGGGTGACACCCCGCCCAAAGCGAACGAAAGACACAAAAGCCGATCAATAGCTAACTTTGAGAAGCAAGTAGTGTTGAGTAGCAGTAGGCCACAGTACTGAGAAAGCTGTGGCAATTCAGGAAGATTAAACCAAGTCGGTCTATGGGTCGCTGTCTTGAAAACAGTTGGGTGTTACAGCCGTGTGAGTTCGAGTCTCACATCTTCCACCAAGAATATCTCGCGGGAGGTGCTTTGTTGGGGCACCTCTCAATTTTGCCGAACGGATTACGGCGCATGAAGCCCTGCCAAATACTAGTTATTGGCGGGGCTTTTATTTTTGGAGAATGCCAATGGATGACTATTCAAAACGAATGCAAGAAAGAATTAGAAAGGCAGACCGAGCAGATCGTATTCATAGTTACATTTGTTTGGGTTCAATCTTGGTTATCTTAGGTCTGGCTGTCTACGGGGCTTACAAGCTATTAATGGGGTGACTATGGACACAAGCGAAGCCAAGAAAAATCTAAATAAATATTCGGATGAATTAAACCGCTACCAGAACTTATCTCGCACTGGGTTAAGTCGTGAAGAAATGCTTGTTATAGATCGAATCATTATTCGACTGAGAAACAAGATTAATAATTTACGGTCTATGTTGAATGCGTGATGCCAAAAGACTAGCCGAAGTACGCAAGCTGCCATGCATGAGATGTGGTGCACCAGCACCAAGCCAAGCCGCGCACTCTAATTCAAGCAAAGACGGTAAAGGCAGATCTATTAAGGCTTGCGACTCTAAAACTGTTTCTATGTGTTTTTCCTGCCATCATTTATTTGATACCTACCAACTAGGCAACAGACAGGAAAGCGAAGACTTATTTAATAAGTGGCTTAAGCGAACCAACGCAATGCTTGAGTCTGATAAAGAATTATTTTGAATTATAAATAACCCAAACAAACCCATTAAAAGCGGTGGGTTAAGGTATAGGTGGGAATATGGAACCAGCAACATTCCCAATCAATAGTTATTCAGGAATTGTTCAGGTAATTAACTATCTGAACAATAACCACTCCAAAGCAGCCGCAGAAGGTAAACCTTTAGTCGTTAGAATCAACCAGAAGGAAGACGACAGGAGCGCCGCACAAAATCGGCTTTATTGGGCTTGGCTTGAGCAGATCAAGCAAAAGACCGGTAACTCAAAGGATGACCTTCATTTACTTTTTAAGAAAAAGTTTCTTGCCCGGATCTATGTTGAAGGTCGGCAAGAGACTGCAGAAAAGTACATGGCTTTGCAGAACTTTAAAGATGTTATTCAAGCATTCGATGGACCTAAGCGCCGTCAACTTGAAAAGGATTACCAAGTTTTGGTCAATACCTTCATTAAAGACCACCTGCAAAGCAAGAAGGCCACCATTAAAGAATTCACCAAATATCTGGATAAGATCAACATCTATGCACATAGAGACTTGGGCGTGATGTTGATTATCCCGGATGACCTTAAGTGGTGTTATCAAAATGAGCAATGATTCAAATTTGCAAGATGTGGTGCTTAAGCTGATTGAACAGACAAACAAACTGATAGAGCAAAACAATAAGCTGACTGACCACAACAATAGGCTGGTCGAACAGAATAGCTTACTCGTTCAAATCAATGCAGAACAATCCGCTCAGTTATCCGAAGTTCTATTAATGCTTGAAGATAGTGAACCAGCACAACGGTCAGGATCACTAGATGGGTGATTTTATAAGGATGAATATCAATGCCTAGAATTGTATCGGTTATACCGCCTAAAGATGACTCCAACATTACTAAAGCACAGGGTACAAAAATATTGCTTGATAATGGCGAGTACCTACGATGTGTCCACAAAATCACTTTAGTAGCAGAAGCTGATTCGCCGTGGAAAGCAATCATTGAAGTGTACCCATCTAATCAAGAGCAAATTAATGCATTGCTTGCAGATGTTGAGGTTATTAAACGTGACCAAGAATACAACCGCTTGGATGAGATTGAAAAGGAAATCCAGCAACTACAAGACGAGAAGGTGCTCATTGAACGCAAACACCGTCCAGAAGTAACAGGGCTTTCAATAGCTGGTGTAGCGAATGTACCAATGGAAGGGACTTTCTTGGTTGATAAAGGTGAGAGAGTTTTAAAGCCGCCTAAGAACGATGCTTTAACGGAGTTCCTTAAAAACAACCCTTCTCATTCAACAATCATTCCACCAGTAACAGGGCTGGTGAAAGATGAACAGGGTATTGTTCGCACCGTTCCAGATTCTAAAGGTGAGCACGATGATACCGAAGAGCATTATTAATAACCGCTTAGGGTTTTATGGATTAGATGATCTTGAACAGCCGCATTTAATAGTTGAGCCAGAAACTCCAGAAGTCCAGCGTAAACAATTGGAACTTCGTTTAGTTAGATTGGTCCAAGAGTATCAACGCAAGGGTTTAGATATCGATTGGATATCCATTGACTTACTTAATGGTGTAGATGCGCGAGTAACCTTAAATGAAACTCCAAACATTCAAGAACAAGTTGCAGACGCTACAGACACCTGCACAAACCCAGAAGAACTCTAAACAAAACAATTGGGGTTCTGGTCGTGGTGGTCGTCCTTGGCGCCGTCTTAAAGCCAAGATCCATTTACGTGATGAGTGGACCTGTCAATGTTGTGGCATCGTCACTAAAGACTTAGAGCTTGACCATATTGTGAATGTGGCAAGAGGCGGAACGGATGATGAATCCAACCTCCAATCTCTTTGTGTTCCATGTCATAAGAAGAAAACCCAACAGGAGAGCCGGCAATGAAATGCATAACAATTGAGCGCACAGTTGATGCTTGGCATGTTGAGGCGCTTTTAATAAGAGCAAAAGAAGATTTTTCAACATTGCCTGCATGGGTAAAAAAGATGCACCAAGAAAACAAGTTTCTTATTGGTGGCAGTTCCATTCGTGTTCACACTAGAGACTACATAGAAGAGCTGGATAAGCAGCATGTTTTATTTCGTCACGATAATGGTGATGTGGAAGCTCTGCTTATAGATCAATTCTATAGACTCTATAAAGATCCTATATGCGGGTAAGGATTGCTAAATGATTACTAATGATTTTGCTAAAGGTGATGTGGTTGCTTTGCAGGGTGCTTGGACTGACCTTATGACAGTTGAAAAGGTAGAGTGTGGGAAGGTTTATTTCACATCGGGTGACTATGCAGATTCAAGCAAGGTCCGGTATGCAGAACCTGAAGAGATAGAAGCGGGTTGTAAGCTTTATTAAATATATTTAGGATGCACCAAAATGATGCACAAAAATCCAGCAGGCAGGGGGGAGGTCAAAAGTTCCAAGCCCTTCGCCGTTGGACACCGCCCCCCATCTCATTTATAAAAAAAATTCCCTTTCAGAAAAAGTTAAAGCAAAAAGTTAAAATCAAGTTAAAGGTAGAGCAATGGCATTAACAGAGAAAATGGAAAAATTTGCTCTTGCCATTGTTGACGGCAAGACAAATAAAGAAGCAGCAATTTCAGCAGGTTATGCAGAAAAAACTGCATCCGCCGCAGGTGCTAGGTTAGCAAAAGATCCTGAAATTATTGTCTATATTGAAATGTTAAAGGCTCAAAAAGAAGGGCGTTCTTTAACATCTGATTCACCAAAAGTTAAACTTAAAGATACACCCGAAAATAGTGGTGAAGATGAAGACCCTATTGAGGAATTTCAATTTGAGGGTGATGATCCCTTAGATTTTTTAATTAAGGTCATGAACTTCAATGGCAACAAGCTGCCACTAAGAATGCAAGCCGCAATTGCAGCATTGCCTTATAAACACGGGAAGGTTGCTGAAAAAGGCAAGAAACAAACCAAAGCAGAAACTGCAAGAGAAGGTAGTAAATCAGGAAAGTTTGCAACTTTAGATAATCAATTGATGAGCTAAATTATGTCTTCAATGTCACCCATCTGGACTACAGCTTGCCCAGATTGGGCGACTCGTATTGTTGCTAAACAATCGTTAATGCCGTGTAAGCCATTATTTCCCAAAGTGGCTGACGTAGCGGAGCGTATCTTTAAAGAGTTAATTCTTGTTGATGTGATGGGTAGCCCTAAGATGGGTGATGTCACATTGGAATGGGTGATCGAGTTTGTTCGTGCAATCTTTGGCGCATATGATCCAAGCACAAAGCGCAGATTAATTCGTGAATTCTTTCTTTTGATTTCGAAGAAGAATACTAAATCTACGATTGCCGCCGGCATTATGCTTACTGCATTAATTCTTAATGATCGACAATCTGCCGAACTAATTATTCTTGCGCCTACTAAAGAAGTTGCTGATAACTCATTTAATCCAATCCGGGATTTCATACGCGCAGATGAAGAATTAAGTGAAAGATTTAATGTATCTGAGCACACAAAAACAGTTACGCATCTAGGTACCGGAGCAACACTTAAAGTTATTGCAGCAGAATCTAACGCTGCAGCTGGTAAGAAAGCTTCAATCATTTTGATAGATGAGGTCTGGCTATTCGGGAAACGTGCCAACGCTGAATCAATGTTCCGTGAAGCAAAGGGTGGTTTAGCATCTCGTCCAGAAGGTTGTGTAATTTACCTCTCTACGATGTCAGATGAAGTGCCATGTGGTGTATTTAAGCAGCTTTTAGATTATGCCCGTGATGTGCGTGACGGCATTAAAGAGGATAAAAGCTTTCTGCCACTTATTTATGAATTCCCTAAGCATCTTGTAGAAGCTGGAGAACATTTAAAGCCAGAAAACTTCTATATAACCAATCCAAACTTAGGTGCTTCGGTTGATCATGAATATCTGATTTCGGAATTTAACAAAGTTAAAGATGCTGGTGAAGAATCTCTTAGAGACTTCTTGGCCAAACATTTAAACATCGAGATTGGCATGAATTTACGTGCAAATCGATGGGCTGGTGCAGAGTTCTGGAATCAACAAAAACATGTTTTCGGCTTAGACCAACTAATTGAACAGTCAGATGTCATTACGATTGGTATTGATGGCGGTGGGTTAGATGATTTGCTTGGATCCGCGGTTTTAGGGCGTCTTAAAAAAGATCCTCGCATTTGGTGGCTTTGGAATCATGCATGGGCAAATAAAGTTGCTTTGGAGCGCCGAAAAGAAAATATCCCAAAGTACCAAGACTTTGAAAAAGAGGGAAGTCTGACTGTAGTTGAGAAAGTTGGCGAAGATATCGACCAATTGGCAGCAATTGCTAAGAAAGTCTATGACAGCGGCAAGCTTTATAAAATTGGACTAGATCCACTTGGTTTAGGGGGCTTACTTGACGGGTTGTTAGAAGTTGGAATACCAGAAGAGTCGATGCTTGCTGTTCCACAAGGCTACAAGTTGATGGGTTATATCCTTACAACAGAAAGAAAACTTGCAGAGGGAAATTTATTTCATGCAGGTCAGCAACTCATGACTTGGGCAGCGGGAAATGCGCGTGTTGTAATGGTTGGTAATGGGATGCGAATCACTAAGCAAGAATCAGGGGTGGGGAAAATTGACCCTTTGATTGCAACATTTAATGCCGTGGCTCTAATGACCATGAACCCTGAGCCAACAAATAAAGAATACAACGTCTATTTTTTCTAAATAATTTTTAACTTAAAGCCCGCGAATAGCGGGCTTTTTCTTTTTAAAGGAGAGCTTAATGCCTGCTCTACAGAAATCATTTGGCTCTTTTGAAATTAAGAGCACGAACGAGGAAAAGCGAACTTTTAAAGGGATTGCAAGCACACCAAATGCAGACCGCGCAAAAGACATCATGGTCCCAAGCGGGGCTAAGTTCGAGCTTCCAATGCCACTTCTTTTCCATCATGAGCACAGTGCTCCGATCGGACAGGTCATTGATGCAAAGGTGACTGATAAGGGAATCGAAGTAGAGATTCATATCCCAGAAATCATAGAAGAAGGGAACTTAAAAGCCCGTGTCGATGAAGCCTATCAAAGCCTCAAGTATGGATTAGTTAAAGGGCTTTCAGTTGGGTTTTTAGCCGATTGGGAACAGGCCCAATTTATCGAAGGTGGTGGCATCCAGTTTAACGAATGGGAGTGGTACGAACTCTCACTGGTGACCATTCCATGCAATCGCGACAGTTCAACAGATTATTCAAAAGCTTTCGAGGAATACAAAGCCGCGTTGGGCAATAAACCTCAGAAACCCGCAGCAGATGGCGTTTCATCTGAGCAAAAACACGTAATCGTAAAACTTGGTAGCCCAACTAAGGGTGGAGTATCTCTATGAATAAATATTTAAAACAATTGCTTGATGCGTTGGCAAAAAAACAAGCAGAAAAGCAAGGTGTTATCACTAAAGCATTGGATGATCAGCGCACACCCAATGAAGAAGAAGAAGAGCAAATTACTGCAATTGATCAAGAAATTGCCACAATTCAAAAAAATATTGATCGTGTAAAAGACATGATCAAACAAGCCGAAGAGGCTGGGGAAAATGGAACACCTGTAGCAGGTGGCAGTCCAGAAGAGGCTGCTAATACCGCTGGTGGTGGTAATCCAGCACCACGTGTTGAGGTTGAATCCAATCTTGAAAAAGGTGTTGGTTTTGCAAAATTTGTAAAGTGTCGAATGATTGCCTCAATTGAAGCGAAGAAGGGCAATTATAAATCAGCAGTTGATGTTGCTAAAAGCTTAGGTGAGCCGCCAGAAGTAATTGCTTTAATTGAAAAAGCCACCCTAGGCACAACGACTGATGCTGGTTTTGCTTCACCATTGGTGCATACAAACCGTTTAGTAGGTGAATACATTGAATTGCTTCGCGCTAATACAGTGCTTGATAAGCTGCAATTCCGAAAAGTTCCATTTAATGTTGAAATTCCCGCGCAGGCGACAGGTTCTATGACGGCTTGGGTTGGTGAGGGCGAGGCCAAGCCTTTAACTAATCCAACTTACGCAGATGTCAAAGTCGGCAAGCATAAAGTAGCTGCAATTGTGGTTTACACCCTTGAGCTTTTAGAGGGTAGCGATCCAGCAGTTGATGTATTAATTCGTGATGACTTGGTTGCTTCATCTGCTCAATTCACTGATGCTGAATTCCTTAGCGCTAGTGCAGGAACCACCAAAAAGCCAGCAGGTCTTTTAAATGGCGTTACGCCAATTACTTCAACAGGTAATACACCTGAAGCAGTTGCTAATGACTTGCGCGCTTTACGTGCTCAGTTCCTATCTAACAACCTTTCTCTTGCTGGTGCTTACTACCTTATGAGTGAAGTTAAGGCTGCAGAGCTTGCAGATATGCGCGATGCTTTAGGCAATACCTACTTTAAAGGCATGGAAGCAGGACTTAATCAGAAGACCTTAGGCGGCATCCCAGTTATTGAATCTGAAACTGTGGGTGATGTGATTATTCTTGTTAAAACATCTGAAATTCTGATGGCAGATGGTGGTCAAGTTGAAATTGCTTACTCTGACCAAGCAACTTTAGTTGATGGAACAACTGTTCATAACTTATGGCAAGAAAACAAATTTGCTATTCGTGCTGAACGTTTTGTTTCTTGGGCTAAACGCCGTCCGATTGCTGCAAGCTTCATTCAATACACTTAATTGTTTGAATCTATTGATTAAAAAACAGCCCTTAATTGGGCTGTTTTTATATCTAAGCATCACAATTGTTTAGCTATAGGAACAGTCTCATGAAAATTGAATATTTAAAGCAGATGCATGATGCCAATGTTGGTGACATTAAGGATGTACCAGACTTGGCAGCAAATGTCCTAATTAAAATAGGTGTTGCAAAGCCTTATGAAGAGCAAAAAAAGGCATCAGTAAAACCTAAAAAAGAAGTAAAACCAATCGAATAAGGCGGTAAATATGGGCATTAGAGACTGGTTTAAAAGTAAAAAAAGCCTCCAAAGTGTCCATAATTCTGGGCAGAATGTTTGGAACAGCTTAACCGTACAGGAGCCATATTCTGGCGCATGGCAGAAAAATGACGAATTAACACGCACTGAACTAACAGCATCTCATGCAGTATTTTCTTGTGTAAGCCTTATTTCCAAAGATATCGGCAAACTTCCCATTGTACTCAAAACTAAAGTTGATGGTGTTCTGGTACATGCTGACATCCCAGAAAAGCTTCGGGTGTTAAAAAAGCCAAATAACTATCAGACATGGCAACAGTTTCAAGAACAATGGACATCAAGTCTATTATTGCGCGGCAATACCTACGTTTGGAAATTACGCGATGCCTTTGGTGAGGTTTATCGAATGGTGGTTTTAAACCCCGATTTGGTAACACCGCTAATTGATAAAAATGGGAATGTCTTTTACCAATTAAGTAAGGATTGTTTGACTCAGGCAGAATCTGAAATTCTACCAGCTTCTGAAATTATTCATGATCGAATCAATACCTTTTACCACCCTTTAGTTGGCTTATCTCCAATTATGGCGTGTGGCGTTGTTGCCAAAATGGGGGTAAAGATCATCAATAATGCTGCAAATTTCTTTGGAAACGGAAGTAGACCGGGTGGAATTTTGGTTGCACCCGGACCAATCTCAAAAGAAAAGGCTGAAGAAATTCAAGCACGATGGAATCAAAACTATTCTGGGGCAAATTACGGTAAAACGGCTGTCATTGGTGACGGAATGACTTATACCGTTTTGGGTATGAGTGCTGCTGATTCCCAAATGCTTGAGCTTCTGGAGATGTCTGGCCGTGTGGTCTGTAGTGTGTTTAATGTTCCACCTTTTAAGGTTGGCATAGGAACAGTGCCAGATGATCCAGAAAAGGCAAATGGAATCTATTATTCCGACTGCCTACAAGCATTCATTGAATCGCGTGAAAATCTGATTGATGAAGGTTTGAATCTTGAAGACTTTAAATTAGAGAGTTTTCTTGATCTTGATACTTTAATTCGCATGGATTCAGAAAGATTCCACAACATGATCCGTGAAGATGTTAAAGGCTGTATTTTGACCCCAGATGAAGGGCGGGCAAAAATTGGCATGCTTCCTGTGCCTGGTGGTAATGCTATTTATATGCAGCAGCAAAACTACTCACTAGAAGCTCTTGCTAAGCGTGATGCCAAAGACGATCCATTTGAAAAATCCGATAGTTCAAAAAAATCAGATGACCAAAAGTCGTTTGAATCTTTGTACCGTGGTGTCTTTTCTGATTCAGTGCCTTATCAAAAGGGCCAATTCGTAACGCACAAAGGAAGCCTATGGCATTGCGAAAAAGATCACACTGGGGAATTTAACCATTCAAGCTTTAAGCTTTGTGTGAAGGGGGCTAAATAATGCCTATTACTGACCTAGCAACTGTTAAAGCTCACTTGCGTTATGACACAAACGATAATGATTTGGAGCTTGATGCATATAGAGAAGCAGCAGAGCAGGCTGTTTTGGATTATGTAACCGATGAATTTGAAGATGGCAATTATCCAAATCAATTTAAAGTAGCGGTTCTTCTTCTGTGCGGTTATTACGATAGCAATCGAAATCTTGAAAATGGAATGATGGTTGATGACAATTATCTACCACCTCCAGTAAGAGCTTTGCTCTATAAATTTCGCAATCCTACTGCTATTTGAGGTATTTATGGGACAGAAAGCAAGCGACCTACGTCACCGCATCACTATTCAAAAAGCAATTCAAACCCAAGACCAAAACACAGGAAAATTAATCACCTCATGGTCTAATTTTGCAACAATTTGGGCGGAAGTTACTGACCTTTCAACAAGGGATGTTATTGCGGCTAAAGCAGCAAACAGCGCAATACAAGCCCGTGCTAAGGTGCGATATAGCAGCGCTACAAAACAAGTTGATAGCACAATGCGGGTTCTTTTTGATGGTTACTATTACAAGATTGATGGGAACCCAATGCGAGACCCAGACTCACGCCGTGAGTATTTAACTATCAACCTTGCAACAGGTGATAAAGCATGGAATGGGTGATTTATGGCTACTCAAATACATGGCTTGGAGCCTGCATTAAGACGAATGCGGGCAATTGGTAATGACAAGACTGTAAAACGTATTGCCCGTAAAGCGATGCGGCAGGCAATGAACATTGCAAGAGATGCAGCTCGTCAAAAAGTTAAACGCCTAGATGATCCTACCACTCCCGAAAAAATCTGGAAAGAAATTGTGGTTCAAAATGGCCGGAGTAGAAATAAAAACACTTTGGTTATGCGTGTGGGAGTGCGTGGTGGGGCACGTATTCCATATACAAATAATGCCCAAAATAGACGTGCTGGTCGTGTTGGTCAAACTTACCAAGCGGACGGACGAGTCTTTTACTGGCGATTCCTTGAGTTAGGCACAAGTAAACAGCCTGCTACTCCGTTTTTACGCCCTGCTTTATACGAAAACATTGAACAAGTTACCGATAAATTTGTTCAGGTGTTTAATTTTGAACTCAGCGTGGTTTTAGGTGCAGCTTAATGATTGATGTTCCAATTTTTAAATTAGCCAGAGCAGATCCAGCGGTTAAGGCTCTACTTGAAAGCGATGGAATTTTGCGAGTCTGGAAGTTTGGAAGTGCTCCAGATGAGCCACAAGCGCCATATGTGACATGGCAAACAATTTCTGGTGATTCAAATAGCAACCTTGATTCACGTCCTGTTTCAGATAATGCAATTATTCAAATTGATGTATACGCAACAGATGAAGATGTTGTGGAGCAAGTTGCAACTGCAATGAGAGATGCAATAGAGCTTGATTGTTATGTGGTTCGTTATGGCGAGGCAGATAAGGACCCCGTAACAGGCATGCCTCACTATTCTTTTGATGTTAGCTGGATCGTAAACCGCTAATAAAACTTAAACCATATTCACTTAGCACCCATTTCGGGTGCTTTTTTTATGCCTAAAATTAAGGAGCGCTCTTAATGGCTAATGTTAAAACTCAAAAAACACAGTTATTTACTGTGTTAAATGGTCAAGTGGTTCGTTTTGTTTGCTCTAAACGGATTGACTTGGGGCAAGATTCATTTCAAAAAATTGATGTAACTTGTCTTGATGCAGAATCAAAACAGTATGTTCGCGGTATGCGTGATCCTGGTGAAGGTGCAATAGAAATCGATTACGATGATACGAACACCAGTCATGACAAACTTATTGAAATTGCCGAATCTGGAGAGATTTTAGAGTGGCATGTTGGCTCAGGCCATGCAGCAACACCACCAACTTACGATAAAACAACTGGGATTAATCTACCAAAGGATCGTATGTGGTGGTCATTCAAGGGTTATATTAATCCTACTGCACCTAATGCATTTGAAGTCGATTCTATAGTTGGTTATTCATTCACATTGATTCGTACTTCTGGCGTAACTCCAACTAAACGCACGGTGACTTCATAATGGCTAAGATCAGCATTACAGACTTAAAGCAGAGTGTAACTACTCTAAACGTTCCAGTTAAAAAAGCCGTCAAGTGGAATGTTGAAGCGACTGAAAGTAATATTGAGTCACTTAAAAAATTGACGAAAAACAATTCATTAGAGCTTGGTGATATTGTTGAGCTTGAAGCTGATATTTTTGTTAAAAAAATGAACTTCAAGGAAAGTCGCGAGGCATCCAAAGCAATTGAATGGGATCTTAATTATGAGAATCTTGAGGATTCAAAGGTTAAGAAAATCGACTCAACTCACATGCAAGCTGCTCAATTGCTTGGTTCAATTTGCTCAGATCAAAAGGGAACACCTTTTTTCTCAAGTGTTAATGACATCTATAAAGCAGAGCCTAGTTTAATAAATGCTATGTATGCTGCTGCTGATGAAGTTAATAATTTTTTGGGAAAGTCTCGGAAGAAGAGCTTGCAGACAGAGAACTCCTCATTGAACTCGTCCTCAACGGAATCGGCGGAAACACCTTAGAAGAAGCTGAACAAAAACTTTCACATAGAGAGTTGATGTATTGGAGAGCCTATCGTCAAAAATACGGCTCTCTTTTCTTCGGTCGCCGTTTAGAGCAAAGCTTTGGAAGCTGGATGGCGCATTACACAGGCTTCAAAGTTAAAGAGGGAACAAAAGTAGACCCTTATATATTTATGCCTCATGAAACGCCTCCAGACGATGACAATTCATTGTCATTAGAGGAGTATTTTGAGAAGTATCATAGTAACTAGCCCTGCCATAAGGTGGGGCATGTGACATTCACACACCGTTTTGTTAAATTGATTAAAATTTAAAAAACGGTGTGTTTATGAAAAAAGTTATTTTTACTGCTTTTTTAAGCTATTTTTTAATTGTAACCAGTCAGGTCCAAGCTAGAACTTTTTACACAACTGAGCATGTAAGGATTATTGAAAATTTGAATGGAGACAAAAGTAATCTTTTTAAAAACTCCAAAAAATGGGTAGCAAATAACTTTAATTCAGCTCAAGACGTAATTCAGTATGAAAGCCCAGAAGAAGGGCAATTAATTATTCGTGGAATTGCTTCGCCATTATGTGATTCAACAGTAAGTAAAATGCAATGTAATGGTTACTCCCAAGCTAAAATATCTTTTAATTTAACAATTGATCTAAAAGATAAAAGAGCACGTCTAAAATTCAGTAATTACGGTTACGCGAGATTTGGTAACACGCCAATTGATGACCCTATTACTTATAAGTTGATGCTTAATAGATTTGATTCTTTATCGAATGATTTTGAAAAAACACTTAGCACCAGCAACAATAATGACTCTTGGTAAATTGAATAAAGCAATTCCATAGTCAGTTTTACTTGAAATATTGCCCACTCTTAGAGTGGGTTTTTTTATGCCTGGAGAAAAGAAATGGCTACAAATTCACTTGGCAGATTAACTTTGGACTTGGTTGTTCAGACGGCTAGTTTTTCAGAGCCACTAAGTAGAGCTGAACGGCAGGCGCGAACATCGAGTCAAGGGATTGCCAATTCTTTAAATATTGCAGCTATTGCTGTAAGTGCATTAAGTGGTGCGGTGGCTGGTCTTTCAGTGGCTCAACTTGTTAATTTTAGTGATCAAGTTATTCAGACTGGAAATGATATTCAAAAGTTTTCAAAACTTGCGAATGCTTCAGTGCGTGAATTTCAGTATTACGCCAAAGGGGCAGAAACTGCTGGAATTTCATTGGAATCTTTTGCAGATAAAATGAAAGACATGCAGGATCGTATAGGCGATTTTCAGCAAACAGGTGGTGGGCCTTTAGCTGACTTTTTCACCAATATTGCCCCTAAAGTTGGGGTAACTATTCAACAGTTTCAGAAATTATCAGGACCTCAAGCGTTACAGCTATTTTATAATTCTTTAGAGAAAGCTGGCGCGTCAACAAATGACATGAAGTTTTATATGGAAGCAATCATTTCTGATTCTTCTTTGTTAATTCCATTGCTTGAAAAAAATGGTCAAGGTTTTAAGAAGTGGGGTGATGCCGCTGAAAAGGCTGGCGCTATCATGTCTGATGATTTAGTTAAGAGCTTAGCAGAAGCAAAACAAAACCTCCAGTTAATGGATCTGCAATGGCAGGGAGTCGAGGCAAGACTTGTAAATAGTGTTGTTCCTGCTATCGAAACGGTTATAGAGAATTGGGATGATATTAAAGCGGTAACTATTGCCGTATCTGCTGGCATCGCAACAAGATTTGTTCCTGCTTTGGTTGTCGCAACATATCAACTTGGGCAAACTGCTATTTTTGCAGTTCGTGCGGGCGTGGGCTTAGCAAGCTTTGCAAGATCTGCTGGCGCTACAGCTGGAGTCATGGCTTTACTTGGTGGTCCCGCTGGATTGGCAATGTTAGCAACACAAATTGCTGTAGCTGGTGGTGCATATTTATTGATGACCAAACACACTCAAGATGCAACAAGTGCATTTGAAGAGCAAGGTTTAGCACTTAGTGAACTTCGAGAAAAATATAAAAGCTTTACCGCAGCACAGTTAGCTATAAAAGGTATTGAGGCAAGTGAAGAAATTGAAAAGCAAACCAAAGATCTAAAAAGTCTTTTTACAGCCTTAGAACAATTTGAGAGCGACTTAAAAGTTCAAGGTGATATTAAGCAATTTACAGCGATTCAAGCGTACCTTGCTAGCTTAAAACAAGGTGGGGATGAAGCTAAGAATGCTTTTGCTCAGCTACAAAAGCAAGGCTTGGTTAGTGAGAGTACACTTAAGTTTGTTGCTGAATTAGATACAAAAATTAATGCTGCAAATAACTCTATAGATCGTCAAAAAGAGATCCAAAAATTAGTTAAAGATGTTACTGATGAGACAACTAAATCACAGCAAGCTCAAGCAAAAGCTGTCAAAGACTCTACTAAGGCATGGCAATCACTGACACAAAAACAACGTGACTACATTACCCAAGCCAAACAAGATGTGCTTAGAGAAGGATATATCAAGACACTTGTAAGAGAGGGGGTAAGTGTAGATAAAGCGAATGTTTATGCTGATGCACAGATCGCAGCAAATGGAGAAAATGCTTTTAAAGCACCATTGCCAAAGGATGTGCTACTTGCTGCCCGCGAAAACTTCAATCTAAAAAATTATACTTTTAGTAAAGACGAGTTGGCGGCAATTGCTCGTGCGCAAGGTATTGCTAAGGCAAATAATTTTGCTCAGATTGAAAGTTTGTATGGTTTGCCTGCTGGAACACTTGCTGCCTTGATTCTTCAAGAGTCTGGGGCGAATGCTGGAGCAAAAAGTCATACTGGGGCAATAGGTCTTTTCCAAACAACGAGTGTGTTTAGAAAGCAGTATGGTCTTAATGCCAAAAGTTCTACTGAAGAAATTGCAACAGCAGCAGCTAAAGACTTATCTAAACATTTGGCTGATTTTGGAGCCATGGATAAAGCACTCATGGCCTACAATGCAGGTGCAGGTGGCTTAAGAACCTATTTAAAAGGTGGTCTATCAGATAGCAAGCGTAAAGAGGTTGCTGGTTACGCACCGGGTTTCCAGAAGTGGTTCGCCGGAGTATCTGGAAAATCTACTGTAGACAATTCAATTTTAATGCCTACACAGGCAGATCAACTTGAATTAATTAATAAGGCTGCTGAATCTCAAAAAGCCATTGATGATGCTAAAAAAGATGTCGATGCTCGGTATTACACCGAAGCTCAACGACTTGCAAAAGAGCATCAAGATAATATTGAAAAGATTACCTTCGCCTATGCTGGAACACCACAGTTAAAGGAAAAATTGGCTCAAGAGAATGCTTTATATGCCGCTCAAATTGCAAAACTTGAGTCCGATAAAAAGGAGGAGTACAACCAGTACTTTGCTTTTGAAACTGATCGAATCAAGCAGATTGAACAAAACTTTGATCGACAAAAAGAGTTAATCGACTCTAATGCCGAGTATGAGTACGGGAAATCGAAAAAAGCTTTAGAGATTAAAGCTGCTCTTGAGCGCCAAAAACAAGTTGAAATTGCTGCCGTAAAACGCGAAGAAGATGCACAAATTCAGTCGGCGTTTGAGGGTTATCTAAACCAGACTGAAATTGTTGTGAAGCGTTACCAACGTGAACGTGAAGAAATACTTCAAACTTATAGTTTAAGTAAACGTGTTCGCGAAGAGATGGCAAAATCTAAGGATTATGCAATTTTTGAAACTTTAAACCAAGCTTCTGACAGCGTGTTTCAATCTGGGTTAATCTCGAGACAATCTATGTTGGAACGAGAGGACCCGATAAATGCTCAAAAATGGGCTTTACAAAATCAATATTCATCTGATTTTAGTAGCTTGAATCAATCATATAATGATGAAGTGTCTGGCATTAAATTGATTGAAAATGAGAGTGAACGTAACGCTCAATTATTGGCTGCTCGTGAACAGTTTTTGAAAGCAAAAGCAGACTTAGATAAAAAGTATGCTCAAGATGAAATGGATCTAAATAGATCACTTTACGACTCACAATTAAGTCAATTAAGCAGTTTAACGGGTCAATTATCTAGTTATTGGTCTAATATGACAGGCATTGTTAAAGATGCAGCAGGCGAACAGTCTGGCATCTATAAGGCAATGTATCTTGCTCAACAGTCATTTGCAATTGCTTCTGCCACTATTAATGCTTTTCAGGCATACAACCAGATTCTTGCAAGCCCATGGTATCTTGATGTGATTAGCAAGCAGACGGCTGCCACTTTGGTGCTAGGCATGGGAATGGCAAATGTCGGAATGATTGCAGCGCAAACCATTACAGGTATGGCCCACAACGGTATAGATAGTGTACCAAGAGAGGGCACATGGTTGCTTGATGGCGGTGAACGTGTACTGAATCCAAAACAGAATCAGGACCTAACCAGATTCTTAAATGATCGCCAGAGTGCAAACAATGGAAGCATTTCAATCAAAGTTGAAGTAAACGATTCAGTTGTAAGCACCTCAGGTGCCAATACACAAGATCAGAAGCAGCTCGGCCAGATGATCGGCAATGCTGTTAGAACGATTATCCGGCAAGAGCAGCGACAAGGCGGTTTATTATCAAAGTAACCCACTCGAATGAGTGGGTTCATTGTATTTGGAGGTTATTGTGCAAGATGAAGAAATTCAGAATGGAGCCATTCAATCAAAAGAGTGTATGCTTGATCGTAGTTTTCAGGAGCTTGAGCATTTAGGAACACAGAATACACACGACTTGGAGTATTGTCGTAAATTGATGCATGGAATGCCTCCCATATCAGATGATGTCTTAAAGCTTCTGAAAACTCACTAGAATATTTGGTGGCTAGATAATTTAAGAATTGTTCGTCTAGAGTATCCACATCTACACTTGACACATTAATATTCGGTCTAAAACAGAACTCGATATATGCCCACCAGCAGTTTTCTTTTTCTGGGTCTTTCTCGATTAAACATCCAAGTGTCATAAAAGCTGTGTTTTCTTTATTCAAGTGGTAAATAGCTGTCTTTAATCTTGGTGTAAATTGAAGCTCATGTATTTCATCAATGCGCTCAGGCTCCTTGGTTAAATCAATAGCTCCAATATTAGTGCGACCATCTTCTAAATCTGCTTTAAACGGCCAAATTTTATAGGTATCTTGCGTGGGCTTATTAATCGGCATGCTATAATTACTCAGTTAGTTAGATAGTTGTGGTGACTAAATACTAACACGCAACCCGTTCTTTTTAGGACGGGTTTTTATTTGGAGTCTAAAAATGAAATCTCTTAGAAAGCAAAAACGTCGATTTACTTTGAAAGAACACCAAAAATCAGAAATGACTTTAGCTGCGCAAATTGGTGAAGCTGTAAAGAAAATAATTCTGAAAGATAAACGACAAGGAGGCTTACTTTCTAAATGAGCAACCTTAAATTCACTTTCGAATGCGACTTAGACGGAAATAGTAATACTCAGCGCTTTAATACGTTATCAAGCAAATTTGGTGACGGTTATGAACAAAACATTGCTGTAGGTATCAATAACCGATCTGGTGAATGGACTTATCAAAGAACGGCTTATAAAGCCGAAATTATGCAAATCAAAGCATTCCTTGATGATCACAAAGGCGCTGACTCGTTTCTTTGGGATTCGCCTTTAGACGGTGAAGTGCGAGTAAAAACAGGTGAATATCAACCCCGTTGTTTAGGTGGTGATGTTTGGCAAATCTCAACGACATTCACCCAAGTTTTTTACCCTTAATTTAAACCCCTTTGATGCCCCTTTTTAGGGGCTTTTTTTATGCGAGTAAGAAAATGACTAAGCAAGTTATTAATGTTGGTTCAGCTGCAAATGACGGATCAGGAACACCAGCTCGAACAGCCTTTCAGTATATAAACGCAAACTTTACTGAAGTTTATGACTTCCTAACTGGAACTACTAATGCAACTACACTCCCCACAGCTCTACCAATTGAAAAAGGGGGGACAGGCGCAACTTCGGCGGCATCTGCTCGAACTGGTTTAGGATTAGGAAATGCTGCTCAAGGAACTCTCACCACATCTACATTTGATAGTAACGTAGGGCGTATTTTAAAAGTCGGTGATTTTGGACTCGGATCTTCACCAATTACTCAAGCTGGGTTAACTCTTGATCAATTGTCAGGTGCATCTCATTTTGGTTTTGGGGATAGATTATTTAGTGGTTATGGTCATGGTTATATCATGATCGGAGGCGCACGCCCGGCAATTCTAGGTTTATATAATGGAGAATTCTGTTACAAAACAAAGAAAGACGCAGAGGCGTACTCTCCAACGTATACAGTCAAATCTACGAAAAACACAACTATTGATGCGAATGGTTTTATTAAAGCTGCATCACCTGTAGCCAAGCTCTTTGCTGAATCAATTGAGTTAAATGATGACGCGCAAAAACAGCCAATTACTTTAGAAAAATTAGGTGTTGGTGATTACTTAATTAAGGGTTCACTCGGTTTTGCTCAAGAAGGTTGGTATATCGAGGTTCCTAAGGACGCTAACGGTAATACAGTCGTAGCTGTTGAATACTCAACTTTAGAAAATGGTGATATTTCAATTAAAACTTACAAACGTAAGTTTGATTTTGAACTTGCTGCTGTAGTTGCAGACTTGGAAATACCAACAGATATTCCTGAAGGTCGTTGGATTGACATTCGCTTGCATGAAGAAATTGTATTAGAGGAGACACTACCAGATGACATTGAACAGTGATTTCCAGAAACTTTATGTAGACGGCCTTATAACATTGTATGAATTAGATGCCAGCAGCTTAGGTGCTGGCATTTTACGTTTCCATGGACATATTTCTTATGAAGACTGGGAAAAAATTTATGTCTCAGCGGATTTGACGAGCTGGAAAGCTGACACAGCAACAATCAAGGCCGATAAAGTTTTTAATATTGGCGATCAGAAAGTATGGATGCGAAATATTATTTGGCAAGGTCAAGTATTTGAGCCAATGGCGCTTGAGGTCTCTGGCCTTGAAATGCGTTCGGATGGTAAAGCTTCTGCACCGACCTTATCAATGGCAAACAACATTAACGGCATTCAAAATGCTGTCTCAGCCTATTGTTTACAGTTTAAGGACTTCGCGGGAGCCAAGCTTAAAGTCATTACCACGCTTGCTAAATATCTGGATGCCGAAAACTTTACGGCAGGTAACCCAACTGCTTCCAATGAGTTTAAAGAGCAGCTTTGGTATATCGAGCAAAAAACATCTGAAAACGCCCAGCAAGTAACTTTTGAGCTTTCAAACCCAATTGATTTTGAAGGGTTGAAAATTCCTGTACGTCAAATTACCTCGTTATGCCACTGGTGCATGATGGGCAATTACCGTGGTGAGGAATGTGGATATACCGGAGCAGCAATGTTCACCGATAAAGATGAGCCTACCAATGATCCAGCTTTAGATCGATGTAGTGGGAGTTTGCGTTCATGCCGTTTGCGTTTTGGAGAAAACAAGCCATTACCTTTTGGCGGGTTCCCTGCATCAAGTTTATTGTGAGGTTTTATGAAACTTACAGCAAAAACCAAAAAAGCAATCATGGCCCATGCCGATGAATGCTATCCGCATGAATGCTGTGGGGTAATTGTTGGAAAAGAATATATCCGCTGCCGCAATGTTTCCGCTCAATCTGATCAGTTCGAAATCCATCCTGAAGATTTAGCTATGGCTGAAGATCAAGGCGAAATCTTAGCTTACGTGCATTCCCATCCAGATGGAACAACAAGAGCATCGGAACTCGATCTGATTCAGATTGAACTACATAAAAAGCCATGGGTAATTTGTTCATATCCGGATCTGGATTTTCAAATATATGAGCCTTGCGGTTATCGCGCCCCTTTAGTGGGGCGTAATTATTTTCATGGCTGGCAAGATTGCTATGCGCTTGTACGTGATTTTTATAGTCGTGAATTGGGCGTAGAACTGATGGATTTTAAGCGGGATGATGCATGGTGGGAAGATAAAGATCATTCTTCACTTTACCTTGAAAATTATGAAAAAGCAGGCTTCTATGAAGTAGATACACCACGATATGGCGATATGCTTGTTTGCCGTGTTGGGCGTACTGAACATCCCAATCATGCGGTTGTTTGGCTAGGCGATAATGGACAGCTTAAATCTGAACAAACAGAACAATGCATAGGTTCAAGCTTAATTCTGCATCATCCGTATAATCGAAAGTCTGTACGTGAAGTTTACGGCCAGCAATGGAAAGATCGTACTGTAAAAATCTTGAGGCATAGAGATGTTAAAAACAATTAAGTTGTACGGCATCTTGGGGCAAAAATTCGGTCGTGAATTTAAGCTCGATGTCGCAAATACACGTGAAGCCATGCGTGCATTATCTGTTCAGATCGCTGGCTTTGAACACTTTATGTTGCATGCACATGAGCAGGGCCTACGCTTTGCCGTATTTTTAAAATCAAAGAACTCAAGTAATAAGCGAGGCAAGAAACGCCCAGCAATTTACGATCATGAAACTAAGCGTCTAATCACTGGTGACAATATTGGTGAAGAACAGCTTGATATGAATACTGAAGCAGACACTATTCATATCGTCCCGCGTGTAATGGGGGCTGGTGGCAATAATGGGATTTTGCAACTTGTACTTGGTGCGATTCTGATAGCTGCTTCATTTATACCAGGTATTGGTCAGGCTGCTCAGGTTGCATTGATAGGTGCAGGTGCTGGCATGGCTATGGGAGGGGTTGCATCAATGCTCATGCCAAAAATTGATAATACTCAAGACCAAAACCAAGACGGCAATAGAGCAAATAAGGGCTTTGGCGGTGCAGTTACCACAGTTGCACAAGGTAATCCTGTTCCAATTCTTTATGGTCAACGGGAAATCGGCGGCTTCATTGTGAGCGCAGGTCAATATCCTGAAGATCAGATGTAAATTTTAATTAACAGGCGCTTTCTAGCGCCTTTTTTATTGCGTGAGATTTCTTATGAATGCAGTAGTAGGCGCAAAAAAAGGCAGCAATAAACAACGACAACCTGTCATTTCACCAGATTCTGCACAATCTAAAACCTTTATCAAGGTTCTATATGGCTTGGCTGAAGGTGAGATTGAAGGTTTAGCTAATGGGCTTCAGTCAATTTATTTAGAAGAAACTCCACTTCAAAATGCAGATGGAAGCCTTAACTTTGAAAATGTAAAAGTTGATTTTAGAAATGGTACTAATGATCAGGAATACATTGAAGGCTTCCCGGCAGTTGAAAATGAAATCCCGATTGACGTAGAGCTTAAATCATCTACACCTTGGGTACGTTCTTTTAATAACCTTGATCTTGATGCGGTTAGATTACGATTACGTTGGGGTCCACTACGCAACCAAGACCCAACAACAGGTGATGTTACTGGCTATACCATTGAATACGCGGTGGACTTGCAAACTGATGGCGGAGCATGGTCAGAAGTATTAAGAGCAAAAATTTCAGATAAAACATCTGATAATTATGAGCGTCCACATCGTATTGACTTACCCAAAGCCGATTCAGGCTGGCTGGTTCGTGTTCGCCGAATTACTCCCAACTCAACATCCGAATATATCAGCGACAAGATGTATGTATCTGCGGTAACAGAGGTAATTGATGCAAAATTACGTTATCCAAATACAGCATTATTGGGCCTCCAGTACGATGCTGAAACCTTTGGGAATGTTGCTAAAGTTGCAATGGATACGAAAGGTAGGATTATCAAGGTTCCCACAAACTACAATCCGGTTACACGTCAATATATAGGAATTTGGGACGGTACATTTAAAGAGGCATACACAAATAACCCGGCATGGATCTATTACGATATATGTACCGTAGACCGTTATGCTTTGGGTGACCGCTTAACCCCGTTAATGATTGATAAGTGGTCTTTATATCGTTTAGCCCAATACTGTGACCAAATGGTGCCGGATGGGTTGGGCGGTCAAGAACCAAGATTTACATGTAATGTTTATCTTCAGAGTGCTGAAGGTGCCTTTGAGATTTTAACTAAGTTAGCTGGTGTATTCCGTGCGATTTCATTCTGGGATGGGAATAGCATTATCTGCGATGCTGACATGCCACAGGACACGTACTTCACTTATACCCGCGCTAATGTAATTGATGGTGTATTTGAATACTCAGGTACACGTGCACGTGATCGTCATAATGTAGTAAAAGTGGCTTGGGATAACCCGGCTAATCACTATAAAACTGAATATGAGTTTGTACGTGATGAGAAAGCGATTGCTGAAGCGGGCCAAGTTCGTATTCTTGAGCTTGACGCATGGGGTTGTACATCACGTGGACAAGCACAACGTGCTGGGCAATGGGCATTAAAAACAGAACAAAAAGAAACACGCTCTGTTTCTTTTAAGGTTGGTCTGGATGGACATATTCCGTTGCCGGGGAAAGTGATTGAAGTTGCTGACCCTCTATTTGCAGGTCGTGCAAATGGTGGTCGTGTATCTGCTATTTCGGCAGATCGTAAAAGTATTACTTTGGACCGAGATAATGTGGTTGCAAAAGCTGGCGACCGACTCGTAATTAATGGTGAAAATGGCAAAGCCCAAACACGTATTGTTCAGTCAATAGCAGGTAGAGTTATTACAGTAACCACGGCTTTTGATGTGAATTCGATTGCTGTGCTAAACATTTGGGTTTTAGATGCTCAAGACTTGGCAACAATGAAGTTTCGGGTCATCTCTATTACTCAAGATGATAAACATCAATTTAGCATTACTGCTCTTCAATACAATCCTTCAAAGTTTGATGCAATCGACACTGGAGCACATTTTGAAGAAGCACCTATTTCAATTGTTAATCCTACTGTTCAGGATGCGGTTACAAACGTCACCATTACAAGTGAAAGCCGAGTAGATCAAGGTATTAATGTTGCCACAATGATTGTGTCATGGGCACAAGCCCGTGGAGCAGTTAAGTATCTGGTTGAGTGGCGTAAAGATGACGGGAGCTGGATTAAATTACCACTGACAGGCAATAACTCGGTAGAGGTACCAGGTATTTATGCGGGTCAATATCAGGCGCGTGTAACAGCAATTTCAGCATTTGAAATTTCTTCTTTACCGGCATACTCAGTTTTGACTGCATTGACTGGTAAGCAGGGGTTACCACCAAAATTAGCTTTTATCCGTGCAGTTGGAACAATGTTCGGAATGAAAGTGGAATGGGGATTCCCGGCAACTGGCGCATTAGACACTGCATATACGGAAATTGAGTATTCTACGACTTCCAATGGTGCCAATATTCAGCCTCTGGGTTCTTATGCTTATCCAACGACTTCACTACAGCAGCAAGGTTTAGCAGCTAATGTGACACTTTGGTATCGGGGGCGGTTGGTTGACCGCATTGGTAATAAAGGGGATTGGTCTAGTTGGGTTAGTGGCACTTCAACTGCACAGGCGAATGATATTCTTGATGCGCTTGATGGCTTAATTTCTGCAACGCAGTTAGATCAGGACTTAAGAGATACGATCAATAAGATTGATACGATTGAAGGTCTTGATGGAGATATCGGAAATTTAATTGACAAAGTTACTGCTCTTGAGGGTGAAATTGATTCTGCGAATGCAGCAATCGATGCTGAAACCCAGCAAAGAGTAAGTGAAGTTTCTGGATTAAACGATAGCCTTACACAAGAAATTAGTGATCGAATTGCAGCAGATGCAGCTGAAGCACAAGCCCGTGCAGATGCAATTGCACAAGAATCTTTGGTACGGCAGGGTGAAGTTAAGCAAGTTTCTGATGCCGTTGCGAAAGAAACCAATGACCGCATTGCTGCAGTTAAAGGTGTCAGTGATGGTTTAACTCAAGAGATTCAGGCTAGAACTGATGGTGACCAGCAGATTCTTAATGCTGTCACTACCTATAAAGAAAGCACCGACACATCAATTGCAGCTGTTCAAGAATCGGTTGATATTGTTGCAGATGACTTACATGCTACAGCAACAAAACTTGATGGAGTTTATGCTCAAGTAGCCCCACTTACAGCTGATCAGAACAACTGGACCGCAGATAATGGAAGTAACCAAGCTGCTGCTTGGACGATTCAGTCAGCATTTGCTGAAGGTGATTTAGCCCTTAGTAAGCGCATTGATGTCGTTAATGCTCAGGTAGGAAATAACCAAGCAGCTATTCAGCAAGAAGCCTTAGCAAGAGTCAATGGTGATAGCGCACTAAGCCAAAGAATTGATACTTTAAGTTCAGATTTTGGCAATAACAATGCTTCTGTTCAGCAAAAACTTATTGCTCTGGCTGATGCTGATGGTGCACAGGTTCAGGCACTGAATAATTACATTGCTTCCAATGACTTGGCTCTGGCTTCGGTTATAGACGATGTAACAGCAGTTGTAGATGATACTAGTGCAAATACACAAGCAATTGATGGATTAAGAGCCAGTGTAAAGGTTGCCACGGATGATGCTGGTAAAGCACTTGAAAATAGTGCTACTGCCATAAGCAAGGCTGATACAGCGGTGTCTCAGGCAGGTTCAGCTTCATCAATGGCACAGGAAGCAACAGCAACTGCGCAATCGGCAAGTTCAAAAGCAGATGGTGCTATTAATACAGCCAATACCGCTAGTAGTGATGCTGCAACTGCAAAAACCAATGCTGCAACTGCTTTAAGTAAAGCTCAAGCTGCTGCTGATGCTTCTAGTGCCAATGCATCATCTATTGATGAAATCAATGTTGCTTTAGAGGATAAAGCATCAACTGGTGCACTTGAAGAAGTTAAAGCGAGTGTTGAGGATATTGATGGCGTTGTTAAAGCTCAAACGCAGAAGCTTGATGGTGTTTATGCAAAAGTTACGCCATTAACTGCTGACCAAAACAACTGGACAGCTGATAGTGGTAGCAACCAAGCAGGGGCGTGGACAATTCAGTCTGCTTATGCTGATGGCGATTTAGCTTTAAGTAAGCGCATTGATACTGTTTCAGCTTCAGTTGGTGAAAACACTGCACTAATTCAACAGGAAGCTACAGCAAGAGCGAATGGTGATGCTGCTACGGTACAAGCTTTAAATGTTTATAAAGCGAGTAACGATGCAGCTTTATCAGCAGTGAGTCAACGAGTTGATATTAATACCGCAGACAATGAGGCAACTGCTTTAAAGGTTGATGCGATTGATGTCAGGGTTAAAACAACAGAGGAGAAAACAGGGCAGGCTCTCGAAAATAGTGCCACAGCGGTAAGTAAATCTGAAGCAGCAGTTTCAGAAGCTGGGTCTGCTGTTACTGTAGCAAATCAGGCAAAAGCAACAGCTGGCACTGCAAGTAGTGATGCTGCAACAGCTAAGGCAAATGCAGCCACAGCACTATCACAAGCCAATGCAGCAGCAGATGCATCTAGTGCTGCAATTGAGCGTGTTGAGTCTGTAGAGGCTGAGCTTAGTGACAAGGCCTCAACAGGTTATGTGGATAGTGTGAAAGCTACCGTTGATGAGCAAGGGGATTTGATCAATGCCAATACCGAGCGATTAAGCGGAGTCTATGCAAAAGTTACCCCACTAACCGCAGATAGTACTTCACTAACTGCGGACAGCTCATCAACAGAGGCTGGCTCATGGTCATTACAGTCAGCAGCAGCTGAAGGTGACTTGGCTCTAAGTAAGCGGATTGATATTACTCAGGCTCAGATAGATGAAAATAAGGCAACTATTGCCTCTGAATCTACTGCGCGTGTAAATGCTGATAGCGCACTTGGGCAACGTATTGATACTGTTCAAACTCAGTTTGAAAGTAACAAAGCAACAGTTCAGAGCCAGATCAAAACGCTTACAGATAATCAGTCTTCACAAGCTACTCGAATTGATACTGTTCAAGCTTCTGCTTCATCTGCGAATGTAGCGGCGGGTAATGCACAAGCTACAGCCAACAGTGCACAACAGGCTGCACAAGCAGCCGCGACGGCAGCGGGTAATAAAGGGGAGGTAATTTTTGGATCAACAGTACCCGCAGCCGATAAACGCCTTGCACAAAATCTCTGGATTGATACAACAGGTGGCGCGAATACACCTAAGCGTTGGAATGGTTCAGCGTGGGTAACAGTAACTGATAAGGCAGCAACGGATGCGGCAGCGGCAGCTAATGCAGCTCAAAAAACTGCAAACGATGCCCTAGATAAAGCAAACACAGCAAACACCAATTTGGCAACAGTTCAACAAAAAGTGAATGCGGTTTCGGATGCTCAGAGTGCGACAGCAGAGAAAGTTGATACTATTCAAACAACTGTTGACGGACATACAGCATCGATTCAGGAAGTGTCAAAAAGTGTAGATGGTGTCTATGCAGAGCAATTCATGAAGTTTGATGTGAATGGACATGTCTCAGGACATGGATCAATGAATGATGGTACGACTTCAACTTTCATATTCAATTATGATGCAATTCAGTTTGGTACGCCTGTCGGTGTTGACGGTATAGAGCCAAAGCCATTAATGACATTACAGAATACTCCTGTGACTTTGCCTAATGGCACAGTTATTCCGCGTGGCTTATATGTTGATAATGCTAGTTTTGGGTATATCAATGCGAATCGAATCTGGGCAGAAAACTTAAGTGCTATTAGTGCGGACTTGGGAACAATTAAAGTCAAAACTGCGAATATTGAAGATGGCGCAATTGATACCCTAAAGATCAAGGATGAGGCTGTAACTGTACCGATAGGAGTTAAAGCAATTGATATCAAAACTATCAATAGTTTTTCAGGAGGATCAACTGGTGGGTTGCCTAATAATGATTTTAATAACCACCTATCAGCGTGGGAAAATCATATAGGTACACTTTTACAAGTAACGTTAAATAGAAGTGGTGGAAAAGTTAGAATTGATGCTTCAGTAAATATTTGCACACCTACTTTTGGCGCTTTTAGTGTAAGTGACGGACGAGGTAATCCAATTGCAGCTAACGATAGGGCAATGGCTTCCTTTTATATTTCAATATATAAAAATGGGTCTTTAATTGGCAGAGGCTCTCTGGGCGCGAATATTGAGACTGGTAATATTAACGTTAATTTTAATGGTACAGCGGTTATCGTTTCAGCTATTGATGATAACAGTACTATTGGCAATGTTACCTACACACTTAAAGCAGGATTTGCTCGACAGGAGGGCGTTAATATCCCATTAAATGTGGAATCAAGAAGCAACTTTATGATTACTTCGAGAACGTTAAGTGTTATTGAAATGAAAAAGTAACAGCACCCAAACGGGTGCTTTTTTATTGCCTAAAACATAGGGGGAAGGCATGACTGAAAATGAATCGTATGGGTTGAGATTTGAAAAGAAAATTGACTCCATTCAGAGTGATATTCGCATGTTGTCAGATCATGTTACTCGACTGACTTTCATTAATGAAGCGCACAAAGAGACTAGCGAACAGAACAAAAAGGACATCGATACATTAGATATCAAAGTCGCGAATTTGGAAAATCGTACAGCTTCGCAAGATGGCGGTCTTTCTGTATTGCGTGTACTGCTTGGCATCTTTGCAGGAATCGTATTTTCGCTGTGCGCTTGGGTTGGATCTTCAATTATTCAATTAAGCCAAGACCAATCTTTAATTAAAGAGAAAGTATCACGGTTAGAGGAAGCGGGACGATGAATAGTGAAAATACTCGAGCATATCTAGCTTTTGCATTGGTGGGATTAATGTTTGTTTTAGTGATTGCTTTATTTTTTGTGGATATGCCACGTGAAAATAGCAATCTGATCAATACGGCATTGGGTTTCATTGCAGGGGCTATGACAACTGCATGCGGCTTTTATTTTGGTAGTTCTGAGTTAGAGAAAAAGAAAGGTGAATCAAATGACAACTAAACCATTCTTCGATGCTGCCCGTGTCATTGCAGGCGGGAAGCTTACACAATCCCAAGTCGATGACCTGAATAAAGTGGTCGATAAACTTGCACCAAGTGGGAAAACGACAAGTGATGTTGGCGTTGACCTAATTTCTGGTTTTGAAGGCACAAGATTCAAAGCTTATGACGATGGTGTTGGAGTCTGGACCATTGGCACTGGCACCACAGTTTATCCAAATGGCGTGAAGGTTAAGCAAGGTGATACTTGTACACCTGAGCAAGCTAAAGCCTACTTCAAACACGACTTAGCCAAATTTGAAAAGACTGTAAATGAATCTGTGACAGTGCCTTTAACTCAAAACCAATTTGATGCTTTGGTATCGCTGACTTACAACATTGGCTCAGGTGCATTTAATAATTCAACCTTATTAAAAAAACTGAATAAAGGTGACTATCAAGGCGCTGCTGATCAATTCCTTGTGTGGAACAAAGCAGGTGGTAAGGTTATGAAGGGCCTAGTTCGTCGCCGAGAAGCAGAACGAGCACTCTTTTTAAAGAAGTAACTTATATGTGCAAGCGTACCAAAGTTGCATCGATCATCACATTGCTGTGCTTAATCTTCTCAGGTTGCACAGCTCACACTATTAACACGTCTGTAAATGTTGGGATTTGCGTAAAAGCCCTGTGAGTAGGGCTTTTATTGAGAAATTATTTGCTCATTTTTAATAAAATTAATTAATTTTGAGCAGATTTATTCTCAACTCTTTTTCTCTCGAGGTTTTATCATGCAGCAATTAATGATTATGGTCACAGAAGTTGGAAAGCTTGAGCACACATGTAATTTGCTTGCTGAGGTAAACAAAGGCGGTAAAGTCATAAAGGTTTTCGACTACAACGGTAATCAATTACCATTCAACATTGATGGAACCGTGACATTTAATAGACACCGTTGGGAACTTCCCATTAAAGTAGATTTAAAATAAATTTTAATAGGTTTTAAAATTAATAGAAATCTTAAAGTGTAGATTTTGAAACCGAGTGCAACAAGATTGCAACATCATGTTTTAACTATTTGATTTATATAAAAGATAAACGCACCAGTTGGTGCGTTTTCTCGTCTTAGGCATCAAGTTGCGCTAAAACTTCATCACTAAACTCAACGTTTGTATAAACGTTTTGTACATCGTCTAAATCTTCAAGCATATCAATGAGTTTCATCACTTGTTTAGCTTGATCAATATCAGTGATTTCTGCTTTAGTAGAAGGGCTCATCACTACTTCAGCATTGTCTGATTTTAAACCAGCAGCTGCAAGAGCATCTTGAACCTCACCAAAAGTCTCTGGAGAAGTGATTACTAAAATTTCATCTTCTGAAACTTCAATATCTTCTGCACCAGCTTCTAAAGCAACGTCCATGATCTTATCTTCTAAAGAAACATCGTCAAAAGTAATCTCACCACGTTTGGTAAATAGGTAAGCAACAGAACCTGCGGTACCTAAGTTACCATTAGTTTTGCTGAAACAATGGCGAACATCTGGAACTGTACGGTTCAGGTTGTCTGTCATTGTTTCAACAAGAACAGCAACACCACCTACACCATAACCTTCGTAGGTTACTTCTTTTAAATCATCATTATCTTCACCACCCACACCACGTTGAATTGCACGGTTAATGGTATCTCGTGTCATGTTGACAGAAAGCGCTTTTTCGACAACAGCACGAAGGCGAGGGTTACTGGCAGGATCTGCACCACCAAGTTTTGCAGCAGTGACAATTTCACGAATATATTTAGTAAAAACTTTACCGCGACTGGCATCTTGTTTCGCTTTACGATGCTTAATATTGGCCCATTTAGAATGACCCGCCAT